CTTGGCGAAAACGTATTTAGCGCTGGTCAATCAGTAGTTATTACAGGTTGTGGCACACCTTACAATGGAACTCGCACAATCCTTGATGATGATAACTTAGATGAATATCAGTTTGCTGCTGCAATTACAAACGCTGATATTAACGAGCGAAATGTTATTCCAAGTGGTTTAGCCACCCTATCGGGAGCTTCTACTTATGTCGGAAACGACGCGATCGAGTCCGCAGTTTATGTGGTAAGCGTTGAAGTATTCCAATCACGCACCGCAGCTGGTGGGCAGATAGAGGGCGTGGACTTTGCACCAACTCCGTACCGTATGGGCAGAAGCCTCGTCAATCGTGTCCAGGCTCTACTTGCGCCGTTCATTGATGTCGAGTCGCTATGCCAATAAGTGCCACTCGTACTGCTCTAGAAACAGCTTTAAGCGGTATTGCCGCTAACGTTTACAATTCTGTACCTGAGTCTGTTATTCCACCGGCTATCGTTATTGTGCCGGACAGCCCGTACATAGAGTTTGAAACAATAAGCAAATCTGTTATTAGGTGCAAACTTAATTTTACTATTACCGTTGCAGTTGGTTATTACAGCAACGAAGCAGCCCTAGACAACCTAGAAACGCTGCTATTATCGGTCTTAGCAGCTCTGCCTGCTAATTATGTAGTTGGGGCAGTAGATCGCCCGTCAATTACGCAAGTCGGTGCGAGTGATTTACTTGTCGCTGATTTTAATGTATCAACCTACTACACAAACTAGGAACAAATATGGCAACAACAGTAATAACAGGCAGAGATGTGTCCTTCACTATTGGTGGAAACTCATACGACGCACAAGCAACAAACGCAGTATTAACTGGCACAACAGATCGTCAGACATACCAAACACTAGACGGCAAAGCATACAAGGTTGTGGATAACGACTTTATTTTTACCGTTGATATGTTGGCAGACTGGGGCGTAACTGGATCACTTTGCGAAGGTATCTGGAACGCAACAGAAGCTACACCTGACTCTGGAATTAACGTAGCCTTCACAGCTGCAACTGGTGCTGCTTTCGCTTTCCAAATCCTACCTAACTGGCCAACAGCAGGTGGATCAGGAGTGGACGCACAGACTGTTAGCTACACCTTCCAGGTTATCGGCGTACCAGCAGAAACGTTTTAATTAACACAATCGGGAGAACAAATGAAACTAAATATAAAGATAACTACAAACGCAGGCGACCAGGCTACATACACAGCACAGCCGCCTGAGTGGCGCAAGTGGGAATTAGAAACTGGTCAAAAGATCAGCAAAGATCCTTCACTAGGTATTAGCGATCTTATGTTCTTGGCTTATCACGCTATGAAGCGCGAGAACCCAAACAAGGCAGCGCTAAGTTTAGATAATTGGTGTAACTTGGTTGCAGATATTGAGATAGAGGAAACAGCAGTAAACCCCACCCAAGCGGTAGCCTCGGACGACTAATAGTTGAACTTGCTATCGCAACAAAGATACCTATGCAGTATTGGGATAACGCAGAGGATATTTTAACCGCATTAGAGATATTAAAGGAGCGTAATGGCTGACGTTAGAGTTGAATGGAATAAAGCCGACTTACGCTTGGTTATGAAATCTTACAAAGCTATGTCTGATGAAGCCCAAAAACAAGGTAAACAGGTTGGCTTTGAGTTTGCGGAAATTATGGTAGGTAAAATTAGAAACGCTGCAAGCACTCCGCAAGAGCGCCGTATTGCTGCAACTGGTAGAGCAAGCAAAAGCTCTAAAATTGGCGAAATGCAATTTGGTTACAATAGAAAAGACTTTAGCGGTGGTGCATATTCAAGTAAAAACCTTAAAGGTGTGCGACCGTTTGGTAAAGGTATCTTAGCTGGTATTGAGTTTGGTAGCGATAATTTAACTCAGTTTAGATCTCGTACATCAGGATTAAATGGTGGTAACTCAGGTTACTTTATCTATCCAACTTTGCGTAAAAATCAACCTTATTTAATTGCTCAATGGGAAGAAGCCTTTGACAAAATACTGAAAGCAGCTAAATAATGGCCGGCACATCAAGAATCTTTAAGTTATCTATTCTTGCTGATACAAAAGACTTAGTAGATGGATTAAAGAAAGCCGAAAGAGAAACAGATAACTCTGGAAACAGTATCGGTAATACTTTTAAAAAAGTTGGCGCAGCTGCCGCTGCCGCTGGTATTGCTGCTGGTGCCTTTGCAGTTAAGTTAGGCATAGACGCTACTAGAGCTGCTAGTGACTTTAGCGAAACCTTAGCCAAAACAAACGTACTCTTTGGCGAAAGTAGTGTTGCAGTACAAAAGTTTGCAGACACCGCAGCTGAACAATTTGGTCAAAGTAAGCAACAAGCCTTAGACGCGTCAGCTACCTTTGCAACCTTTGGTAGAGCTGCTGGTTTAGCAGGACAAGATCTAGTTACTTTTTCTACGGACTTTGTCGGCTTAGCTTCAGATCTTGCTTCCTTTAATAACACATCACCCGAGCAAGCCATTAACGCTATTGGATCTGCTTTGCGCGGAGAAGCTGAGCCATTAAGGCAGTTTGGTGTATTACTAGATGACGCTACTTTGCGTAACGCAGCATTAGAACTTGGTTTAATTAGCACTACTAAAAATGCTTTAACTCCACAGCAAAAAGTATTAGCAGCTCAAAAGGTTATTTACGAACAGACAAGTGCTGCTCAGGGTGACTTTGCTAGAACATCAGATGGACTGGCTAACCAACAGAGAATCCTTACTGCTGAGTTAGAAAACACAAAGATAGAAATTGGCGAGAAGTTATTGCCAATAGCAGTAGATTTATTTAGGTTCTTTAATGATCGATTAGTGCCAATAATAAATGAAGGCATAGTTCCTGCCTTTAAGCGTGCTTTCGATCGGGTTACTGAACTTTGGCAAACAATTAAAATTAACCTATCACCTTTAGTTGAAAGCCTTGGCCGAATTTTTGAAACTACTAAAAGTATTGTAGAAATCTTTAATGACGAAACTAAAAAAGGCAAAGATAACATTAATTTGTTAAATGCTAGTTTGCAAGCAACAAGATTTATTGTAGAAAACTTTGTCTTAAAACCGCTTGAAGCAGTATTAAAATTGTATGAATTAGTGTTTAAAATTGTCAAATCTTTAAGTTTATTATTACAGGGTGAGTTTAAGCAGGCTCAAGCAGTTTTTCGAGATGAAACAAATAAAAGCACCGTTTCGTTAGAAAACCAATACAGAGCCTTAAATAACGTCAATGACGGTCTAGCCAATCAGTATCGTCAATTAGTTAATTTGAGTAAGGCTCCTACTAGCGGTGGTGGTGGCTTTGGATCAATCTTTAATCCAAGTTTAGGAAAAAGCGTTGGTACTAGCGGTGGTGGAGGTGGCGCAGCTGTACCTACTATCAGAGGTTTATCAAGCTCACAAACACAAACCCTACGGGACGACCTAGGTTTAATTAGCCAATTTGGCGGGATAATTGAAGGTCTTAATGAGAAGTTTGGCGATCCATTCTTTGGCTTTGGCAAAGGATTTAACGTATCGGAATCTATCAGAACTGGCATACCTGTAACAAATAGAAATCCAAGCAATTCACAAACAGTTAATGTTAATGTGACTGGCAACCTAATTGACCCAGCAGGCGCAGCTAGAGCGATCGCAGAAGTAATAAGAAACGAAGGCGCTCGAAACGGTAACTTGCCATTAGTATCAGAGTTTATTGCCCAATAATGCCAGCGTACACACCTAATCCAGCAGTTTTAATTGACGGAGTAACTTACACAGGCGACACGTTAAACGGTGTAAGAATTAACACCGGACGAACTAGCGTAGATGATCAACCACGCGCGGGATATTGCACAATAGATCTAATAACCTTTGGCAACGATATTCCAGTAGTTGAAATAGATCACTCGGTACAGGTAGAAATAGACGATACGACTGGCAACCCAGTAATTATTTTTGCAGGTTTCGTTTCAGATATTGCTAGGACTATTGACTCTTATGGAGCAGTTGGCTTTGCTACAAAAACTACTATTACAGGCGTTGGATCACTTGCTAGATTAAATAGGCGTTTGGTTGGCGATAGCGGATTTAGCAAAGAGTTTGACGGTACTCGTATTTACAACATAATTAGCGAAGCCACAGCTGAGCGTTGGCAAGATACCCCAGCAGGTGTTGAGTGGCAAGATGTAGATCCTACCCTTACTTGGGCTACATACAATCCATACATTGGAAACATAGATACTCCAGGCGATTATGAGATAGTCGCATACTCTAGCGGCGCTACTAATGCTTTTAACCTTGCTGGGTTAGTAGCTAATAGTGCTAGAGGCATACTTTATGAAGGTCGTGACGGTAGGCTTAATTATGACGACGCAAGTCACCGAGTAAACGAAGTAAGCGCTAATGGATTTATTACCATACCTACAAACGTAATACTAGCCAGTAACTTATCTACCATTGAGCGTATGTCTGATCTTGCTAATGACATAACAGTTATTTACAAAAACGGGCAAAGCGAATCAGATACTAACGCTGGGTCAATAAGCGAATATGGTCAATTAGCCGTATCTATTACTACTTTGCTAGAACAAGAGTCAGCTGCTTTAGCCGTGCTTGATCTTTACCTAACTACTCGCGGTTATCCTCGCCGATCCCTTAGCAGTATCACAATACCTTTACAGCTTGACTCTATGACTAATATCTTGCGTGACGATTTAATAGAGGTTTATAACGGTATGCCGCTAGAGATCAACCCACCCGACACAATTTATGAGAATAACTTTGCTGGGTTTGTCGAAGGCATAACCTGGACAATCAACCAATATGAAGTATTTTTAACGCTTTATCTGACAGAATACGCACTAAGCGTACTAGCACAGAATTGGAATCAGGTTTCGCCTTTAGAGGCTTGGAATACGGTTTCAGGTACACTAGACTGGGCAGAAGCCCAAGTCGTAGCATAAGGAGCAATAATGGCAACAACACCTAATTACAGCTGGGTAATGCCTGATCCTACCGACTTGGTTACGGATCTACCAGCTGACTTTGAGATCTTTGGTGACGCAGTAGACGCCTCAGTATTCGAGATAGAAACTCAAGTGGACATAAACTCACAAACTGGCACTACTTACACTTTCGTAAGCGCTGATCGTGGCAAATTAGTATCGCTGGCAAATGCTAGTCCAATTACATTAACGATCCCTGCAAATAGCACGGTTGCGTTTCCAACTGGAACACGCATAGACATAATACAAACTGGTGCTGGGCAAGTAACAGTAGGTGGCGCAGGAATAACAATTAACAGCAAAGATAGCAATAAGAAATTAAGCGAACAAGGTTCAGCAGCTTCTTTAATTAAGTTTGCTACTGATACTTGGTGGCTAGTGGGAGATTTAAGTGCTTAGATTTATTGGTTTTTATGCTCCAGCAGTATTACCTGCTTTGGACGTTGAATATCTCGTAGTCGCTGGTGGCGGCGGCGGTGGTGATCAAGGTGTTTCAGGTGGTGGTGGAGCTGGTGGTTTTAGAACTAATACTATTTTGGCTTTAACACCAAGCACAAATTACACAGTTACAGTTGGAGCAGGTGGCGCTAATAACGCTAACGGTTCTAATTCAGTATTTAGCACAGTAACATCTACTGGCGGTGGTCGTGGCGCTGTTGGTGGTGGAGCTGGTGGTAATACTGCTTCAACAGGTGGTTCAGGTGGCGGTGGCGGTTCCGGTTCAGGTGCAAGTATTAAGTTTGGAGCTGCTGGCACATCTGGTGAAGGTAACGCCGGCGGTGATTCTTTTGGAGCTGGTGGTAATTACGCCTCAGGCGGTGGCGGTGGCGCAAGTGCCGTTGGGGGGTCAACTACACAAAGTTCTTGGGGTGGTGACGGTGGAAATGGTACAGCTTCAAGTATTAGTGGATCCTCAATAACATACGCTGGCGGTGGCGCTGGCGGCAGCAGTAATAATTTTAGCGGTGGAACTGCAGTCCCAGCAACAGGTGGTACTGGTGGCGGTGGTACGGGTGGCACTTCAAATGCTGCTGGTCAAAATATCACATCACCTACAAATGGAACTGCAAATCGTGGTGGCGGCGGCGGTGGTTCAGGTGGTCCAGCAAATACAGCTTCTGGTGGTTCAGGAATTGTTTATCTTAAATATCCTTCGTTTTACACAATTACAATAGGTGCTGGTTTGACTGGTACAGAAGGTAGTTCTAGTGGTGGATTTAAGGTGGCAACAATTACAGCTGGTACTGGAAACGTGAGTTGGGCATAATGGCACATTACGCTTTTTTAGACGAAAATAATTTTGTTACAGAAGTGATTACTGGTATTGACGAAACAGAACTTATTGA